GTCCGGCGTCGTCGTCCGACCACATGACCTCAGCGCTTCCGCTCCAGTTAAGAATTCCGACCTCATAACTACGCGTGGTATCCGTCAGAACCGTCGATTCGACAGTTTCATGATTGACGTCCAAACTGAACGACGTTAATTCTCCGATATTGTCGCTGTCCCAATGTACCAGGCCAGCGACTCCAGTAAAAGTTGACATAATTTACCCTTTCAATTTAGGCTTGGTTTTTGGTTTCGGCTTTTCCGGAATCCTGGCAAGGCCACGCCGGGTCAGCTTCTCCGCGATTCGAGGCACACACTCAACCAGCGCGCCCGCCTCGTATGGCACGCCTTCAATAATCGTGTTTTTAGTCAGTTCAATTTGCATCATGCTCCTAATGTTGCGACGTCCGGTGCGTTTTCCGAAAACCCGTATCGGACTTGATACGTTATCCGGTTCGATCCAGTCGGCTTTGACCCTTCACCGGAAAGCGATATATCAGCGCTTATAGGTACGGAATCGCCTGCCAGGGAGTTAATCGAAACGTCTCCCGCCATTGCGACCTGGACCTCCTTTTGAATCCCTGCAAGCGTATCTAAGACCGTTGAACCATCTCCGCCGTTTGCATATCCTTCGATGACCACATTCAAAGTCGCCATAATTGACCTTGACCCTGCAGGGGACAAGGTCTGAACTTCAATCGATTCCTCAGAATCGTAAACTAAAAGACAAGGAAGTTTCGATTCTTCAACCGGATAAACGCGACCCTCAAAAACGTTGCTTCCGGTTGTGCTTAGTCCGGTTACATCGGTTACTATACGCTCCCGGATTTGTCGCCTTAAATGGTTTGCCATTATTGCGTCTCAAGCACTAAAAGCGTTGTTCCTTGATAACCACTACCCGAATCTTTTTGGACACCGACTATCGCATAGGTGACGCCACTGATGACAATCGCGTCACCATGCGCCACACTTGAAACATCTGAAGATATTGCAAGTGCGGTAGGCGTGTTGCTCTCGACGTCCCGTTCCCCCGTGTCCAAGGGAACGGAATTGAACGGATTATCGAAAAGCACGTTGATTGTTGAAGCACTTCCGCCATCAGGCGTATAAGTTGCCGCAACTCCGAAATCATCAGTTAAGAAGAAATCAGAAAGATCATCAGCACTTTCAATTCCCATTTATTCGTCCTTTTTTGAACGTCCCTTTTTCCTCGGTTTGTCTTCGGACAATTCAGCACGTCCCTGATTAATCATTTGACGACCGAATTTTTCAGGAACTTCAAGAGTAATTCCTTTTTTAACGTCTAGCCCATCCCAGACAAAACCACGGATTGCTTTTATTTCCATTTTCGACCCTTCGGTTGAATGGGATGCTGACCCAACCAGACCAGCACCCGTTTTAGTATCCAACATTAGGATTATGGATTGGATGTTCTACTGAAAGAACCAACATGCTCGACGTTGCAATCTGCATCCACGAAAACAAGAAGACGAGTCCGCCCGTCATCAAATTCTTTGTGAACGGCGACATCGATACCCGGGCTCCAATAGCCGATCAGAAGCGAGGACCAATCCCCAAAGATGGCATTGTTTGCACCGGATGCGCCAAGGTCTTTTACTTGTGCAGAAATGTAAGCAGGGAACCCATCGATTTCGTTATTTTCCATAACGTATCGACCAGAACCCGAATCTCTACTTCGGCCTTTTGCATCACCTGCAAGCGTTGGATGGATTGCATATGCCAAATTGCCAAAATAAGCATTCGCAGACATAACATCACTTTGAAGTTCAATTGCTTCTGCCCATGTGATCTGATTGATTGTTGCTAATGCAACTGTTCCGACTCCAGATTGAGCGCCACAACCAGTTGGACTGTTTGAGGAACCATCTCCAGTCATTGCCGCCTTATCAAGTGCCAAGGCGCATGATTGACTTATCTGACGGGCAACCATGGATTCGACATCCATTGAACTTTGGAGCCTCAATTGTCTGGATAAATCCACACGCAATCCATAGGTTTTCAACTGGAGCGTTACTTGGTCATAGGAAGGCGTTGTATCTGACGCATCCGCTGACTCTGCAAGCCATCCGCCTGTGATTGCTTCATCACGTCTTGGAAGTTTCAGAATCCCATCAAGGTTACGCAAAACAGTTGCGCCAGCCCTAACAGTCACCATTGCATTGTCCAGATATTCGATGAATGAACTTGCATCCAAAATCGTTGGAACAAGGTTCGCACCATCTCCTGATCCTGCCTGAAGTTCGCGTGTCCCATAACGCAAAGGCGTTTTGATACGTCGATCATTCAGAACTTCATTAGGAATATAATATCCCCGTGGAGCTTTGTTTTGCTTCTTTTCAGCGGCAAGACAAGTATCAATCTCAAATTCAGCCTCGCGACGGAATCTTTCCGATCCTGGTTTTGACATATGGTTGATCAATTTCATCCAGGAAAACCGTTTGGTTTCCTTTTTAGTCATTCCAATATCTGAATGTTCCTTCGGGCGTTTTTGAATCCGTGTCAGGATTTCTTGTGCAAATTCACCTTCGGATTTTCCATCCTTGATGAACTGCTCTGCAAGTTCCTGCTCTTTATGCTCCCGACCGTATGCTTCGATTTCGCGGATTCGCTTTTGTTCCGCTTGTCCTGCTTCTTTTATAACCGCGTCCATATCTACGGCGCGTTCTTGTACTTCAACTTCCATGTTAGTTTTTTTCTTTTTTGGTAATTCGATTATTTCGGTTTGAATCCGTGTTTCTCCTTCGCGTCCGACGCCGATACTAATATCAGCCGGAACCGAAACGATTGAGATTTCATGCGGTTCAAAATCGGTTACTCGATACTCTGGAGGATTGTCTTTGGTTTGTTCCATCCGATGTACTGCATAACCTACCGAAACATTTTTTAAGATACCGTCCATGACGTCTTGAAAAACCTCATCTGCTCTTTCCGATTTTCCAAACCGAATTGATGCACGTCCGATTTTTTCTTCTACCGTGGCATTTTCCACGACACCAATCGGTTGATCGATATCGTGATTAAACAAGACCGGAGCCGAACTGTTCAGCCTTCCCAGGCGAACGCTTTCAGGCTTATGGTCTAAGATTTCCGACCCGAAGCTCCGTTCCACCGGAGCTTCAGACGAAAAGCTAATTTCCAACGTCCGCGATTCCGCGTCTGTCGTTGATTCTTTGACTTCAAGAATTCGGGTTAGAATTCCTGTTTCAATTACATTTTTCTTTTTTAGTTCCATACCTAAAAATCCGTTACTTTTTTTTGGGAAATCGTTTTCTATACTTTTACGAAACTTTTTAATATTACTTTTAATTTCATTAATCTTCGTTTGTCCCATTTTCTACCTCGATTGTTTCTGTAGCTGGTGGATTCACGGGTCCGGTTAGGTTTAATCCCAACCCTTCGGCGACGTCTTTCTCGGCGGCAAGTTCTGCGAAAATGTCAGTCCATTCCTCACCTGCTTCGGCGGTTATTTTTCCGATAGACGTAACACCCATTTGAAGGGCTAGTTCTTTTGCTTTCAGTTCTTTTAATGGATCGACATAGCTCCAGCCACGCCCATGGAAAACGACTTCTTGAAACTTGAATATTTTACTAATAGGAAGTTCAATCTTTCCTGTTGTTATTCCCATCTTCAGCCAGTTTCTATAAACCGGGTAACAGAATCGCGTAATCATAAACTGCTGGAGCGTTTTCCAATGCGCCTGATCCTCCTGAACGCCTGCGCGGATCGATGAGTAATTGACATTCTCCAGATCGTTTGCAAGTGCGTTGTATGAAACGCCTGCACCGTTTGCCGCGCCTCGAAGAACAGCCTTGACGAAATCACTGAAATTGGTTGTCGGATGTTTCGGATCAAAGGCTTCGAACTCCATTCCATTCGGTAATTGCTGGAACGTTCCAGGCTGGAAATCTGTTAAAAGATTTCCAGATGAGTCTTCACCATCACCAACGAATCCTGAACCATCTGGTGATTTAAAAAACCCGATTGCACTTGCGCCGATACGGGATGCGACCAAACTGCTTTCCGTATAATCAGATAGAATCTGAAGTGGACGGATTGCAGTATTGAGCCATGGAATCCCACGAGATTGCGACGGGCGTTCCTGCATGTATAAATGGATGATTTCGGATGCTGGAACGCGTTCTGTTTCAGTGGCAAAATCGTAACTGCTCAGTTGAGTTGGTGTTTTAAGTGCCTGATAGTATGCGAGAGGTTTTCCGAATTTGTTCTGCTCGATTCCCATCACAATATATTCAGTATTCTTTGTTTGAATATTATGATTGATTGGGATTGCATCTCCTTCTAAAACCCAAAGCGAAAACCCGAATGGATTTGCACCATCGGCACGCATGATCCTGATGAAACACTCACCATCCCGTGCAAGCGTTTCCATGACGACATTCTGGATTCCTAACCAGTCCTGACGACCATCGATTGAGACATAATCAGGATTTTTCGACCACTCGAAAAACAAACGTTCCAGGTAGTTATTATCAAACTTATCTAAATCGCCCTGCGCGTTTCTGGTCTTTGCCTGGAACTTAAAACCACGTGGGCCGATGACGTTTGATTTTGTCAGAGTAATAAACTTTTTCGCATACTCTGAATTCTGACAAAGCGACCTAGTGCGGGCGCGTATCGTTGGAAGTGCGCCTTTGAGTTCTTCATCTGGTGCGGCACTTGTTCCTGTCCATCCTGCAAAGATGTTGTCAAATTTTGCAGAATCAAATTGACGTGAAAGATGAATCATCTGATCACGTGTCAATGTCTGACGTGGTCGCTTCTTTTTGAATATGTTTAAAAATCCCATCAGTTTGTGAAGCGTGTGAGAATAATACCATTATGCCCTTGGCCTTTCTTGGCCCGCTCAAGTCGTTTTTCTTTGAGCCATTCAGCGCGGTAACGGTCACGGAAAAGCAAAAGTTCGTCGATGCTCATGCGCGATAAGGATCGCCCTGCAATGGAGTACGAAGATTGATCTACCGACGCGCGTCCCTCGATCACTGCTTCGATGGCAGATAATACTTTACGCGCATGAGATTGAACATCAGTGGTGGTGTTGGTGGAGATGTTTGGGACCACTTCCCAGACACCAGAATCAAGCCTGATTCTTTCATCGGTTGCAGATTTAGTTACATAGAAATTCCATTGATAAATCCCAGGGGTTAAACTTGCTGAATTCCCATCTGTTATATTAAAAAACCATTCTTCTGATGTTACTGAACCCGTCACCGTGAAACTGGTCCCTGGTGTTCCATTCAAAGTGGCTTTGTAAGCAAGCGCATAGGCTGAATCTGGATAATCATCGTACAACCCGGATTTCTTCCAATTGACGGTGTTCCCTGCAACAATTGGCGACCCATAAAGCTCAAGCGTAGGTTCTATCGTCGGATAATTCGTTGCATCAAATAAGTTGCTCAAAATCGCCTTTTATGTGATACACCCGAGACCCAAGAACGTCGGGTTCTTGGGTTTGGTTTTTGCTCAGGCTTGCGTTGATCTTGTAAACGTTTCTCAACCATATTTGTATTGACGTTCAGCATTGCGAATGCTGCGAGGTTTAGCACTGCTAAATCAAGCGCTTCGTTCCGTGGTCTAAGTTTGATATATTCAATTCGCGGAATTCCCTTTGAATATCTTTTAACGGCCTTTTCAGCCGTGAGTTGGAAGCAGAATTCTTCATCGAAATGCTCTGGGATATGCCAGAATGCAGGTCCGGGTTCTTTAACCCGGAGTCTTGCGAAGAGGACTTCTTTAAGCGTGTTGGTCCCGACCGGAAATACGTTGCAATTCGCGCTATTTGCTTTTGAAGGTCTGCCGACTGCCGGGCGTCCTGATCCGCCGACGCCTTTCGATGCATTGACGCGGTTGCCTGCCATCCGTTTGCAGAATTGATAGACCGCTTGTGTCTCATAACCTGAATCCACGAGAGTCTGAACGATCCGTATATCCTTGCCGCTTGGATGCGTCCACGAAGAACGAAGATAATCAGCCAGCTCATCCCATACTTGAAGATTAGCCGGGGAACCATAAAAGATTCTTTGATCAATAAAGTACAATTCATCGGCATGTGAATGGCCCACAACCAAACATTCGAGACGATCCGCCTGAACATCGACGCCAGCGGTGAGTACGAGAACTCCATCTGGTATCGTGTCAGCATAAACCTCGCGTCTTTCGATGAGAAAATGCGTGTCAATCTGGTCACTGTCTTCTTCCCAACTTTCGCTCAAATATGTATTGACCCATGTCCTCAGTATCTCCGGGTGCTTCTTTGCGCTTAGGAATTCACTGGCGGCTTGTCCGAGTGACACGAACGGCGAATAGAGTCCACTGAGATGAAAGCCTGCCACTCCCGTACTGTCTTGAGAAGATCGCCATTCACCTTTTGTGATTGCCCTTTTCCGCTCGATATCGGTCCACCGTTCGTCACATTCTCCACATCGGTATCTTGCGGTTTCGGGTTTCCCATCAGCCCAAACGACATTTGCCCAATCAAGAGTCTGAAATTCTCCGCAAGTCCCGCAAGGAACCCAATACTTTCGCTGGTCGCTTGTTTCATATGCCGCCTCGATTCTTGATTCGCCTTTAATCGTTGGCGTGGACGTTAAAACAATTTTCCTATTCCAGAATGAAACTGCCCGGCGTTTTGCCAAACTGACCGGGTCGCCTTCGCTCCCGCTTGATGCAGGGAATCTATCGACCTCATCGAGTAGAACCAATCGGCATGAACGCGCCGCGAGGTTCGCTGGACTTTGCGCGGATGCAAGCGTTATATGACCACCTGGAAAAGTCTTGTGCATGACCGTGTTCCCCGTCGATCTCGACTTCGGGTCGCTCACTAATCCCTTGAGCGCTGGCGTGTCCCTCACCATTGGCGCGATCCGGTCGCGGCTCATGCTCATCGCCATTGCTTCGTTCGGAAGAACACAAAGAATCGGCGAAGGGTCGTTCTGAATATGGAATCCGATTGCGTTCAGAATCGCTTCCGTCTTTCCGACCTGGGATGCACTCATGACGATTATTTCCTCGATTTCCGGGTCTGAAATCGCATCCATGATCCCGCGTAATGGTTCGTTTAAGCTTGTTTCCCATTGTCCGAATGCACTTGAAGATTCTCTTGATAATTGTCTTTCACTGTCCGCCCACTCAGAAATTGACATTTCTGGTGGGGTTGCAAAAACCTGAAATGATTGTTCGACTATCTCATCAAGCAGTCTTTGATTCCGCTCTTCTGGTGTTTCGCCTTCGGGCGTTGCTTGCCAACTCGTTAAGGATTTTGTTAATGGCATTTTTCAATTGGTTCGTACAAATCTTGGGATCATCTTGAACCGCCAGAATCGGACCCATCTTGTTCGGAAGCGCGGTCATTTTTGTTTTAATCTTCGCAAAGGATCGCTCCCACGTTTCAACAACTGATGCGGTTTCGACCAACTGACTTGCCATCGTATCGGCACTCATTTCCGCAAGCCGTGCATCCGCTTCCATCTTCTTCGTCCGCGCTTCATCGAAATCGATTTTCTTCTGGCGCGATTGCGGGCGCTTGTGCCAATGACGATTGGCAACCTCTAACTCGAATTTGTTGTCGACGACTTTAATCCCGCAGGCTTTAACGAACTTGTGAACGTATTGCGTTGTAACGCCTTTGAACTTCGCAAACTGCGAAAACGTTACCCAATCTGTATTTAGCTCTTCACTCATTTCGCTAAGTACTTGATTTAAATCAACTTCTCTTCGGCGATTAATATCTAGCGATTAATCGCCGCGGGAATAACC